ACGATAATACCGGTCGGTTTGAGAGCGGGGACGGGGGCGGTAGCGCAGGCGCGGCGGGTGGCAGCATAGCTACTTCTCAACCTGCAACAGTAGCAATGGCAAGAGGAGTCCTTAGAAGCGCAAATGTGCCGGTAGGAAGTGCTTCTTCAACAGGCTTTACAATTCGGTCTGGCGCTCAAACTATACAAAAAAATGGATATGTCCAAGTAACGCATGTGCCAACAGCAGGCGCAAGTAGGGAAGCTAGAGTAGTTGAAGTTGCACAAAAATTAGGAGAGTACAACAAACTCTTTAGCAGTGCAGGATTTAAAACGCAACTTATAAACAGAGCGATGGCTACTGAACAAGGTACGATTGCACAGGTTAGAGTTTATTCTAAAGAGAGCCTTAAATTCAATCCCAACCATGACCCAGCATCAGGTCAGTTCAGCAGCGGGGGCGGCGGCGGTAGTAGCGCAGCAGCAAGGGCTGGTAAGCTTGCTAAAGAATTAGAATCAAAGCTCGGCGACAAGAGCGGTCCGCCCCATGGTTTTGCGGCAGATGGGGCACGGCGCGAAGATGATACCGACGAAGACGAAGAACGCGCCCACTACGATTACATAAAAACGCTGCCAATGCCATCGCAACAGGCTATCTTTGATTATACTGAAAATAGCGAAGAAATAAACAAATTGCTGCGAGACAAACCGGAAATATTTAAACTAGCGCGAGACTTAGTTGCCAGCGGGGAAAGTGATGTACCGGCGGCGGCAAGCATAGCATGTCAGGCAGCTGGTTTGAGAAGGGGTACGGCTGAGTTTCAGGAGGCTTTTGCTTTGACGAAAGATGCCGTCAGAATCGATAAAGCAATAGCAGAGGCACCGCCCATTAAAGAACGAGTTGTTTTACGCGGTCTGCAAGGTACAAATACCACGCTAGATGTCATCGTGGCGCGGGCTGATAGTGATGGCGTGGTAAAGCTTAAAGGTATTGTAAGCACGACGACCGACCCATCCGTGGCGAACATGTTTGCGCTTGGTACTGATGGCGGTGACAAACCGTTCGTCATGGAAATCAGAACGAAGCGCGGATTGCTGGTTGAAGGCATATCTGGGCAAGGCGAACAAGAATTACTATTGCGCCCTAACGCTAACTATAAAATTCTTGGCACCGGCACGGGAAAGTATAGTGAGCGGAATGCTGCCAAAGAGCTTCCGACATTACAATTACAATTGCTGGGCAACCTAGGAGAATAAAACCATGAAGCTAAAACATGCACCGAACAGTTTGTACCATCGGTTCTTTACATCAGCCGATGACATTGCCGCGCCGGATGAAGTTGAAAGCAAAGCGCCTGCCGAAGATGAAAACCCCAAGCCGGCAAAACCAAAGAACGGACAAAGCACGCGCAACGATATAGATGGACGCTACTCCTATGGCATTGGCGGCAATCCTAAAGGCGCGTCATACCCGCGTGGCACTCCGCAAAGTGAGTAGCATGCGAGAGCAAACCTTTACGCCCGTCAAGCATCGACTGCGCGATAATGTTCGCGCCATGCGGGCAAGCGAGATTGAAGAACCGGCGTTGAATGATAACGGCAGGCCGATACTTACCAGCATGTGGATACCGACCAATGCGCAAGTGCAGGAGTATAACCAAACCCCATTCCATGCGGCAGTTACCTTTACCGGTCGAACCTTCCCGCATGTAATAAGAAAGCTGGTATTGCTTTATAGCGATGCGGGCGACCTTGTATACGACCCCATGCTCGGCAGCGGCACAACGCTCTATGAAGCTTTTATGCTGGGCAGGCGCGTTACCGGAGCCGACCTGAACCCGCACCAGCTCGATAGCATCCGCGAGCGTTGGCGCCAGCATGTAAATCCCGATGTGCCGGTAATACATAATGGCGATGCCAGCAGTATGTTTTGCGAAGATGGCGCATGCAGTCTTATTATTATGAGCTTCCCATGGTATAGCGGCTGGCGCTTTGGCGAGAGCAAAGATAATAGCAGCATGGAAAACCGGCAGACAATAGAGGGCTTCATGGCGCAAAGTTTGCGCATATACAAAGAAGCTTATCGGGCATTGAAGTCAGGCGGTTATATCTGCAACATTCTTGGCAATACTTATCGGGAAGGCACTTACTATCCCGTGACAATGAAGCTAATGTCTATCATCGAGCAAGCCAAGCTCACGCTGCATTATCAATTCTGGAATAGCAGAATTACTTTGGAGAATTTGCGCGAGCCATGGAACCGCAGCGCGTTAGATACGAATATAAAGAAAGCAGACCATGGCTGCGGCTGGGACATTCATGAAGACATTATTGTGGCGCGAAAACCGTAAATTATCGATGGCAGCAATCCCCATGATTACTAGGGCAATCCCCCTTCCAACCGGCTGCGGCTCTCATGATATATCGGGCATGGTACAATCCGCGAAAATCAGCGGCACCTAGCAAGGAGTTAGCTATGACAATGCAGGATATTAAAGCGGTAAATATATTTACCACGGGCAGCGCGGTCAAGGCGCTTGGCAATGGCAAGATAGGCGGGTACTTGGTAAGGCATACGAGCGCAGCTGCCGCCGATTTACAGGGCGACTACTTTACTTCAGAAAGCGAGTTGGGGTTTTATAAAGAAGTTCCTGTCTTGTACCACCATGGCATGGATAAAAGTGTTGGCAGGCGCGTTATTGGTTTAGCCAATTTGGTGCGCGACGACATTGGGTTATGGGTCGAAGCACAGCTTGCCATGCGTGATGAGTACGAGAAAGAGATTTACATGCTTGCGGAGAAAGGCAAGTTAGGTTGGTCGAGCGGCGCGGTAGCGCACATGGTCGAGCGCGAGCAGAAAAACAGCGGCACTGCATGGGTAAAGACTTGGTGGGTCGCGGAAGCCAGCTTGACCCCTACGCCCGCCGAGCCTAAGAACATTGCTGACACAATAAAAACCAGCGATGTTACAATCAACAAATCAGAAAGCAACGATGACGAACTTCCACAGGAAACCGAGATAGAAGTTTCGGAAGCAGCCAGCGTTGAAAATACTATTCTTAGCGAGGACACAACCATGGATGACAACGATACAAAAGACATTGCAGAATTAAAAGCATCGATTGCTGCGCTGACTGCGCAAGTCAATGCTCCAGCGGTCGAAGCTGCAAAGATGGCAGCAGTAGTAAAGACCCGCGGTGGCGACCACGATGGCGGGCAGGCGTTCAAGCATTGGGTGAGAACCGGTCAGACGAATTACTACACTAAAGGCAGCGAACAGGATTGGAGTTCAACCAAGACGAATGCGTTGAATGAAACCACCACGACGGAGGGCGGTATCCTTGTGCCGGAAGGACTATACACTTCTATCATTGCCAAGCGTGATGAGATGAGCATTATCCGCAGCAATGGGGCGCTGGTAATTCAGACCAACTTGGATACTGTGCAAGTGCCGGTTGAGAATGCCCGCATGACGACTGCCATCGTCGCCGAGAGCGGCAGCTATGTCGCGGCAGAACCGACCTTCACATCGAATGTCGTGCCAATCTATAAGTTCGGCAATCAACTCCGGCTGACTGATGAGCTTGTCGCCGATGAGCAGACGAACATTATGGGTTACTTGGCAAATGGCTTGGGGCGAGCTTTCGGTCTGATGGAAAATCAATACTGCATTGCCGGTACGGGTTCTTCCCAGCCGAAAGGTTTACTGACGGGCGGTACTGCAGCGATTACTGCTGCAAGCACGACTGCTATTACCGCGGCAGAGTTGATTAGTCTTTACCATGCGCTGCCCGAGCCGTATACGACCAACCCAAATGAGGTCGTATTTATGACGCGCAATGCAACGCTTGGCGCGTTGCGGGCGCTTGCTTCGTCAAGCGTGTTTACTTTCAATTTGCAGCCACAGGGCGACCAAGGTGCGCAGCAGTTGTACGGACACAAAGTAGCAGTGAGCGGTTACATGGAAGCCGCTACCACTGGCAAGAAATCGCTGCTGGTGACAAACTTGGCAGCCGGTTACATTATGATTGAGCGGGCGGGAATGGTAATGCAACGCAACCCTTATTTGCTGCAGGCAACAGGGCAGGTTGCATTGTTCAGCACCATGCGCTTTGGCGGTACTACGACGGTTGCTGAAGCCACCCAAATTCTTACACAGGCGTAAGACTATGGTTATCTCATTCACGACCGCTTGCTGCGGCGTTACTGAAGAAGATAAAGCTTGGGCATGCGCGGATGGTGAGACTTTGGAAGTATCGGATACGCTAGGCGCAGAACTGATACGCGTTGGCTATGGCATTGCAGTCAATGTCAAAAGCGAGGTAAAGCCAAAACCAAAAGCCAAGAGCAACGACTGATGGCTTACACCACGACTGCGCTCTGCAAGACTTACATGGGCATCACCGCTTCGGCGGATGACACGCTTATTGGAACGCTAGTTACGAGAGCGCAGGCGATGGTGGACAACTATGTCGGGCGGACTTTTGAAGCAAGCAGCGATAGCACCAAGCGCTTCGATGCTGTCCGCAATGTCTTTGGCAGGTATTTGGTATTCGATGGCGGCTTAGAGTTGGCGCAAGCACCGACAACGATAACGAATGGCGATGCCACGGTATTGGTTGTCAATACCGATGTAGTGCTAAACCCATGGAATAGCTATCCGGTTTACGCGCTGGAACTCGTGCCAAGCAGCAGTAATGTTTGGCAGTATGACGCTAACGGTAATCCGCAGCGGGCAATTAGCATTGTCGGGCGATGGGCATATAGCGTGACCGCGCCCGATGATGTGGTGGCAGTCATGGTGCGGCTGGTTAGTTTTCTTTATCGACAGCGCGAGAATAGCGCTGACTATGACCGACCTGTAAGCGTGTCCGATGGCATGGTGCTAATGCCGGGCAAGCTGCCCGCGGATATAGCAAGCATACTGCAGCCATACCGCAGGTTTGCTACATGAGCAATGTAAGAGCAATTACAACTGCCATTGCTGCGGTATCCGTAACCTATACAAAAGAAGCCGGCGGGACTGTAACGCCAACTGCTTATGATATAAGCGCTTTGCCACCAAGCGTTCCGGCTGCCAATCTACCGGTGAGATTGCTGGGGGCGGTACGCGGAAGCAGCAGCGCAAGCTTTGCCTACGAGACCGCCGGTACGACTGCGGCAAGTGTGGAACATTCCATAAGCGAGTTGGCGCTTATCGAGATGGTCGGGCTTAGTCGCAT